GACGACGACAGGTTCACCGACGACGAACTATCCGTCTGCGACTACTTACACTTATTGGCAGTTCACCGCAACAGGAAGTATTGCGCTCTCATGACTCGTTCGTATCTCGGTTATGTCTCATCGCAGACCACAAGCGTTCTGCCTGTTTCCACATACGGTGTCGCAACAGGCGGCACATCGTCGAGCATCACTGTTGGTGGTCAGGCGTACACGCTTCTGACTTTTACAAGCGACACGAACCTTGTTGTATCGCAAGGCGGCATGTTTGATGTATTGCTTGTCGGTGGTGGCGCAGGTGGCGGTGGAATAGCCGCAATCGGGAATAGTGACCGTGCTGGCGGCGGCGGCGGTGCTGGTGCCGTAGTGGGACTTGCGGCAACAACTACCATGTATCTCGCAGCGGGCACTTATGCGGTTGACATCGGTGCTGGTTCTAGCGGTGGTGCGCCAAGTGCGGCAGGTTGTGCTGCTGAGACCTCGATTGGTTCAATCATTTCAGCGGCTGGCGGCGGTGGCGGCGGTTGCGAAGATGGAGGAGGTGCCGAGTATCACGGCAACGACGGTGGTTCAGGTGGCGGAGGTGGAACTAGTACTTCGTTCGGTCATAGCGCAACCGAACTATTTGGCAACAATGGTGGACAAACCAAAGGCGGCGGAGGCGGCTATTCAGCCGCTGGGACTAACGGAACAGGCGGTTCCAACGGCAACGGCGGCAACGGCGGCAACGGTGCAGACATCTCAGCATGGCTAGGTCAGTCGGCAAGTACGACAGTTGTGGCAGGTGGCGGCGGTGGTGGTGCGAACGGAACTGGTACTGCTGGCACAGGCGGAACAGGCGGCGGTGGTGCTGGTGGTCGCAGGGCGAATGGTTCTGCCGCAACTTCGTATGGTTCAGGTGGTGGCGGTGCGGCAAGTGATGGCGATTCCGTCGCTCGTTCAGGTGGTAACGGGTCGGCTGGTGTTGCGTATGTGAGGTTCAAGGTATGAGCGCACCGACTTTTGCAAAGGTTGAGAACGGCATCGTCACCGATGTTCGTGTCGTGACTTGGGAGTTTCTGACGGCGAACCCTGACCGCTACGGTGACTCGTCGCTGTGGGTTGAGTGTTTCCAAGACGGTTCGGGTCGTGGCTACTGCAGCAAAGGCTGGTCTTACGACGCAGTGAACGATGTGTTCGTCGCACCGATAGTTGAGGAGTTGTAATGGCTCATTTCGCACGAGTAGAAAACGGCGTAGTCCGAGAAGTCATCGTTGTCTCCAACGACGACGCACCGACCGAAGCCGCAGGCAAGGCGTTTATCGCCAGCATCGGGCTGTCGGGCGAGTGGGTGCAAACCTCGTACAACAACAACCCAGTCGAAGGTGCGTCACGCGGCAAATACGCAGGCATCGGAGACACGTGGAACGGCACCGTGTTCGCATCACCCGTGGTTGCGGTCGAAGAAGAACCCGCCTAATCCAACGGTAATTCGTCGTCACCCCACGACGACATCAACCACAGCAAGCCGAGGACCAGCAACACGCCGGTACCCACAAAGAACGCCAGCAATCCGATGGCTGCTTTTGATAGGGTGTCACCCATGACAAAGAATCTTATCTCCAAGCAAGCCAAAGCCGTGTTGAAGTCGTGGGTCAAAGTGTTCGCAGCCGCGGCCATTGCCTGCTACCTGGCCGGTTCACGTGACCTCAACGCCATCGCCAACGCCGGTCTCGCCGCGTTGTTGCCGGTGATCTACACCTGGTTCGATCCGACCGACAAGCGTTACGGCCGGAAGAAGTAATGCCACGCCGGTACACCGGCACCAAGGACGGGATAGCCAGGGGTCCCCGCAAAGGTCTGCTGGAGTTCATCAAACAAGCCGAGGAATACACCGACGGTGCGTTGTGGAACAACGGTCACTTCGTGGTGCGATCCAAGGGTGGCACCGGACCTGGCGGTCCGTTGTCCGTGCACTCAACCGGTAGAGCCGTCGATCTTTCTTATCGGCAAACAAACGGCAAGGGCAAACCAAACGGACGCAAGCACGCTGAGGAGTTTGCCGACTTCTTGGTCAAGCACAACAAGGAGCTTGGCTTGGAATGCATCCTCGATTACTTCCCGAAGCCGCACGGTCGCGGCTGGCGTTGCGATCGGTTGGCCTGGGTTGACTACGACAAGCCCACGATCCATGGTGCACCTGCCGGTGATTGGCTGCATGTGGAGCTGTCACCCAGGGTGGCTGACTCACCACTGTTGGTGGCTGAGTTCTTTGCTAAGTTGAAAGCAACGTGACATGGACGCCGGCATCGCAACAGTACTCGCGGCTGCGATCACCGGCGCACTGGCGTTGATCGGACATCTCGTCAACCGCGTCCGCAAGGAGAACGCCCAGGACCACGCCCACGTGCAGGGCCTGTTGACGATGCTGTACAAGTCGCAGAACCGTATCGAAAAGAAAGTCGAACGAGTTGACGAACGGTTGTCGGACCACTTAGAGTTCCACGCCGAGCAGGGGGTACTTGACAATGAGCGAACAGTTCAGCAGAATGGAACTCAAGGAGATCCGGAAGTTTCTTAGTCGCGTCTACCCAGGAGTCGCCGACCAAGACAACTTGTGGAATCTGATTCGAAAACTCGACAACCTAATCAGCAAGGGGAAACCGAATGCAAAGAAGCAATCAGGGTACCGACGTTCTGACCGAGGCTCTTGACCTCGTCACCAACGATCGGCAATCAACGTACGGGCATCCGTACGACGACTACACGAAAGTGGTGTCAATCTTCAGGTCGTTGACCGGAGTGGAACTGGACGTGATGCAAGCGATCCTGTTCATGGTCAGCGTGAAACTGGCACGGTTGCGCACGAACCTGGAACGGGACGTGCTGCACAGGGATACGCTGGTCGACACGATCGGGTATCTCACGTGCCTGAACATGGCGAAGGAGGCGCGCGATGGCGTTTCTAAATGAAGCAAAGGCGCAAGTCAAGGGCGGCGGTCGCCGCACAAAGCTTGACGAGATCCGGGAGAAACTCGGTGAGAAGGAATACAAGGAGTTCTTGGAAGCGATGAACGACAAGTCGATCACATGCACTGCGATCAGCAGGGCACTGGCGAACCGGGACATCCAAGTGGCAGCAAACACGATTCTCAACGCAAGAACGGAGATGGAACGCAATGTCAATAAGTGATGATGCAAAAGCAGAACAAGAGATACAGGACCTGAAGCGCGCCCTTGAGCACGCCCAGCGTGCGGCTGCACGCGCCAAGAAAAAGACCGAGGACTTGGTCGAGGCCGTGTATCTGGCAGCCAAGCACGCGTCGTTGGTGCAGCCACGCGTCAAGATCAAGCCACCGAAGCCGAACAAGAGGGGCAAGGCCGAGGTTGCCTTGGTGCATCTGACTGACTGGCAAGCCGGCAAGGTGTCCGTGTCGTACAACATGGAGGTGCTGCGCAAGCGCATCGACCAGATGTGCGACAAGGTGGCTGCGCTCACCAGTATCCAGCGTGCCCACCACCCGGTGAACGAGTGCGTGCTGGTGCTGGGTGGTGACATGGTCGAGGGGTTGACCGTGTTTCCCGGACAGCAGTACGAGGTGGAAGCGCATCTGTTCGAGCAGATGTTCACGGTGGCAAACATCATCGAGTCGACCGTGCATCGTTTGTCTGGCATGTTCTCCACTGTGCGCGTGGTGTGCGAGTACGGCAATCACGGCCGCATCGGACGTAAGGGCGACATGCCGGGCTCCGACAACGTAGACCGCATGGCCTACAAGATTGCGTCCGAGCGCTGCGCCCACCTGAAGAACGTGACATGGCAGCAGTCGGCTGACTGGTATCAGATTGCCACCATCGGCAACTACAAGTTGCTGGTCGTGCACGGCGACGAGATCCCGTCCTTCGGCGGGCAGACCCCGTCGTACTCGATCCTGCGCAAGGTCAATGCTTGGGCTACGTTCATGGACTTCAACGACGCCATCATGGGTCACTTCCATACCCCTATCAACTTGACCATGGCCAACGGTGGTCGCATCTGGGTGACTGGATCACCCGAGTCAGACAACCAGTACGCCAAGAGCTTCGTCGCTGCGGTGGGTAAACCCAGCCAAAGACTGATGTTCGTGGACCCGGAGAAGGGGCGGGTAACCTGCGAGTATGTTTGCTGGCTTGACTAAATGCCCCTGGTCCCTGGTCGCAGTCCACTGGATTGACGCGTTCGATTCAGAGAACGGTTGGATCCGGACCAAGGACTACAAGGCCAAGCCCCAGCACGTGGTATCAGTCGGCTGGCTGTGGCCCGACCTGTTGGAAGGCTACGTCTCAGTCACCTGTTCGTACTGTCCGGACGAAGAACCGGAGATGGACACAGTCGGCATGGTCACGCACATCCCCACCGGGATGGTGCAGCGAGTTGTCATCCTTGACGCCGCCCCGCTACAGTAACTGCGCAACACCCCCAACCCAAAATAGGAGGCATGATGAGAAACTTTACCGTCCCCAAACCACCGCACGGAAGTCCCGAATGGTTGGCCGTTCGTTGGCGTGACGAGAACGGGCTCGCCCGCATCTCGGCGTCGAACGCGGCCGCCGTTCACGGAGAACATCCGTATCTTTCGCCGGCGCAACTCGCCGTCGAACTGTTGAAAGAGGAACCGCCGCAACCCCAGCAAGAGAACAGG